TATAAATACATATTATGATGGTTTAGGTAGTGCTACTTATTATGAAAATGGAGATAGAAATGAAGAAAGAATAGAAGAAGCTATTGAGTATTATTACAATAATTATAATACACTAAATTTTGTAAAAGAAAATATAAAAAATAAATTAAATAAATAAAAAATTATGGCAACAATAGAAGAATTATTGAAATCAATGTTAACATTGCAATCAGAGAAAAAATCATCTAGTGATTTTATGGGACTACCAAACAGTAGAGAAACGTGGGAAAGAATAGGAAATGGAGATGCTTTTGAAGAATTAGGTTTCCAAAATGGAAGTGATAAAGATGCTTGGCTTAAAGATTGGATTGAGTCTAACCCTTACTTGTCTATGTCGTAATTTTTAAATATATTTGTACATTACTAACATAATTGTATAAATAAATGAACAGAGCAACTTACATTTATAAAATTACTTCTCCTTCTGGTAAAATTTATATAGGGTCTACTTTTGATATAAATAATAGAAAAAGACACTATAGTGGTTTACAAACAAAATCTCAAGCAAAATTGCATAATTCTTTATTGAAATATGGTTGGGATAATCATATTTTTGAAATAATAGAAGAATGTAATGAAGAGAATAGAAATAAAAGAGAGTCCTATTGGGGAAATTATTTTAATGTTTTAAGTAAAGATAATTTAAATTGTAAATTACCTAAAGGAGAAGAAGTTTTTTCTTGTATTAGTGAAGATACTCGTAAAAAAATGTCTGAATGGCAAATTGGAAGAATAATGTCAGAAGAAGCTAGAGAAAAAATGAGTAATAAAGCTAAAGGAAAAATAATTTCTAAAAAAACTAGAGAAAAAATTTCAGAGTTTCATAGTAAAATAATTTGTCAATATGACTTAAATGGAAACTTTATTAAAGAGTGGAAAAGTGCTTCAGAAGTTCAAAAAATATTAAAAATTAATAGTGGGCATATAAGATCTTGTTGTTTAAATAAAAGAAAAACAGCAGGAGGATTTAAATGGGAAGATAAAAAAAAATAATAATTAAATATATAAAAACATGAACAACGTAGAAAGATTAAAACAGTTTATTACAAATAACAAATTAGAATTCAATAATGGTTCAGGTGGTGATGTAAACATTCTTGCTCTTTGTGGGTATGCTTGTTATATTGAAGCATTAGAACTAGATTGCCTTAAAGCAGCAGATAGTGAAGATAGTGATGTAAATAGTGAGATAACTAGAGTGTATAACTATGCTCATAAACACCACTATGATAAATTCTGGAAAACAGATAAAGCTAGAAAACAATATAGTTTTTAATGAAAAGTTTTCTATTAAGAAATGGAAGCCCCACTGTAAAGTGGGGTTCTATTCCTTCTCATTGTTTCTTTGAAGGAAATATACCAGAAGGTTATGATTTAGCTGTAGCTCCTACAGATGAATATATTGTAGTGGATGTTGATAAAAAGAATGATAAAAATGGTTTTCATAATATTCCTACAGATATTTTCTTATTATTAACAGAAACTTATTATTACAACACTAAATCAGGAGGTGCTCATTTCTGGCTAAAATATACTGGAACTGGTCTTCTAAAGAACACTAGTACAAAATATGGTATTGATTTACGTATTGGTGCTAAAGATGGTAATTGTGGTGGTTATGTAAAATATCATCCAGCTAGTAATGGTGAAGATATAAGAGATCATGTAAAAGAGATTAAAGAAACATCTTTAATTATGAATTTATGGTTGGAAAAGTTATTTAGTTAATGCTAATATTAGTATTTTTACCATCCTTAATAAATAAAAAGTAATATGAGTTTTGAACAATTAAAGAAGGAAGTTGATAAAGGGTTAGAAGGAAACAATAATGGTATTCCAATGGGATTTGATAGATTGAATAGATATATAGGTATTAGACAATCTATGTTCTTTCTTATTGGTGGTAACACTGGGAGTGGTAAAACTTCTTTTATAGATGATTGTTTTGTTCTCAATCCTTTTGATTGGTATATATCTAAAAAGAATAATACAGATATAAAACTAAAGATTATATATAGATCAATGGAGAGAAGTTCTACATACAAATATGCAAAATGGGTGTGTAGAAAAATCTTTCTTGATCATGGTATAAGTATGTCTGTTAATAGACTTTTAGGTTGGACAGAGAAAATGACTGAAGATGAACATAAATTGTTTCTTTCCTATCAATGGTATATGGATAAGATGAAAGATGTTATTACAGTTATTGAAGGACCAGAGAATCCTGTAGGTATAGCCAAAGAATTAAAAGCTCATGCTCTTAAAAATGGTAAGATTGTACAGAAAGATCCTGATGATGAATATAGTAAAGTGTATGTTCCTAATGATCCTAATACAATAACTATTGTTGTTATTGACCATATTGGATTATTAAAAACAACCAAAGATCATCCAACAAAGAAGGAAGCTATTGATAAAATGTCAAATGAACTTCAATATGTTAGAGATTTCTTTGGCTACACTCCTGTAGTTGTTAGTCAGTTTAATAGAAGTATATCTAATCCAATGAGACTTAAAGCAGGAGATGTAGAACCTCAATTAGAAGATTTCTCTGATTCATCTAGCACACAAAATGATGCAGATGTTGTTCTTGCTCTATTTGATCCTGTAAGATATAAAGTGGAAGATACTTCTGGATATGACCTTAACAAACTCAAAGATGAGTATGGTGGTAAATATTTTAGAAGTTTAAGACTACTGAAAAATAGCTATGGGGAGGATGACGTGCGTCTAGGATTAGCATTTTTTGGTCAAATTGGAATTTTTTCTGAGTTACCACGTAAGAAAGATATTACAGATTCTGACTACGAAAATATCATTAATAAAACTTATTTTTTAAAATGAAATTAGATGAATTAATACAGATTAAATCTGAAATCAAAAGATTCTCAGATACAATAGATGAAGCTATTATGTTAGCTAAAGCTACTCCAGGATGGACTAGTTCTAGAGATCAAATAGTATATGGCAAACATGATATTCGTGGCACCAGAATGGCAGGATCTGTTAAGAGGAGAGCAATGGATTTAAAACATTATTTAACTAGTAAGTTATGACAGCAGTAGAATATGTAGTTGATGGTATAAGAACATTAACTGGTCTGAATATAGCTGATGATGAACCAGTTATTGAAAAAGCAAAAGAAATGGAAAAACAAAACATTGATAACAAAGTGATTCATTTTGCTGAATGGTTGACAAAAAAACATACAACAACATTAATGGTTTTGTATGAACAATTTGAAGAAGAATTTTATAATGAAGATTTATGACAAAAACAGAAATACAAGAAGGAATAATTAATACAATTTTAGAGAATAGTTGTAGAGGAATTATTCTTTCTTCTGTAAGAAGTGGAAAAACTAGAATATTGTTAAATTCTATTAAAAAACATTCTAAAAGAAAAGACATAAAAGTATTGTTGTTATATCCTAACATTGATATTAAAAACTCTTGGGAGAATGAATGTGATTTGATAGGGTATCATCCAGATATTACCTATTGTACATTTGCTTCTATTAGTAAAATAAAACAGAGTGGATGGGATTATGTAATATTTGATGAAGCTCATCTCCTTGGGGAAGAAAATCAAATGCCTATTGCAGGAGATATAGCAAAAAACAATAAACATGTAATGTTTGCTTCTGGTACATATAATACAGAAACTTTAGCAGATATAAAGTTTTTTACTAAAATGAAATTGATAGTAGATTATTCAACTAACAAAGCTATTAAAGATGGTATTGTTAGTGATTTTACTATCTATATACATAAATATAATTTAAATAACACTAAAATAGTAGAATATGGTAGAGTAAAGAAATGGAAATCAACAGAGAAAAAAGAATGTAACAGACTTAGTGCTTTTATATTAAAAAGCAGAGGTCAGCTAAAGATGTTTAAGTCTTTAGAAAGAATGAGATTTATTAACTCATGTGACTCCTTAATTGAATGTGTAAATAATTGGATTGATTCTAACAAGGATAAAAGATTTATATTATTTAGTTCTGATGAAAAAACAGGACTTAAATATAATCTTCCTATGTTCAATAGTAAAAGTAAAGATGATCTTATTTTAAAACAATTTCAACAAGGAGATATTAATCAATTATGTTTATTGAAAAAAGCTTCTGCTGGTGTAACTTTTCCAGAATTGCAAAATATATTAATAACTGCCATAAATAGTAATGGAGAGAATTTAGAGCAAATGATAGGAAGAAGTTTATTAGATGATACAGATCATTCACATATACATATATTTGTGAGTACAGAAGTTTTTCAGAATAAATGGTTAGAAAAATCACTTGAATTAATTGATAAAAACAAGATAAAATACGTGTAATTAAAAAAATTATTCGTATCTTTAGTCTTTAAAAAATTAACTAAATAAATTAAAACTATGGGTAAACTATTAAACACAGAGGAGGATAAAAAGATTTTTGCAGAGGCAATAATTAATCCTCCACAACCTAATGAAAAATTAAAACAAGCAAAAGAAAATTATGACAAATTTAAAAAAGAAAAAAAATGAGTAGCAAGCTTATAGGCATAGTTGGACAAACAGGCACTGGAAAATCAACAAGTATCAAGAATTTAGACCCAAAGGAAACGTACATTATTAACGTAGCAAAAAAGGAGCTTCCATTTAAAGGAAGTGAAAAACTGTACAACGTAGAAAGCAAGAATTACAAAGAAGTAGATGATGCTATTGAAATCAGCAAGTTGTTAAAAACAATCTCTGAAAAAGCACCACACATTAAAAACATCATTATAGAAGATTCAAACTATATAATGGGTTTTAATATGGTTGCTAAAGCTACAGAAACTGGTTTCACTAAATTTAGTCTTATGGCTAAAGATATGGTGGATTTAGTTAGAACAGCTAGAACATTAAGAGATGATTTAATTGTATTCTATTTTACACACCCAGAAACTATTGAAGATGGTGGTGATATTATAGGATATAAAATCAAAACTGCAGGTAAATTGATTGATAATCAAATCAATCTAGAAGGATTGTTTACAGTGGTTTTATATACAAGTGTAGAAGAAAAGAAAGATGGAATGGTGGATTATAATTTTGTAACTAATAGATACAAAAAGTTTCCAGCTAAAAGTCCTGATGGAATGTTTACAGAATTAAAAATACCTAACAACTTACAAGTTGTTGTTGAGAAAATTAAAGAATATTATAACTAAATTAAAATTAAAATGAACGAAACAGAAGCAGTATGTCCACCATCAATAGAAGAGTGTGCAAAAGAATGGAGACCATCTAAAACAGAACTTCTTAAAGAATACAGAGTTCAAATTGAATTCTTATCAATTGGATGTGTTATTCATGTAGGATGTAAATCAATTCCTTTTGCAACAGTGAATGAAGGAATGAAAGCATTAAATGAGTATATTGACAATCCTTATGAAACTAGAAAAATCTGGGAAGAAAGATTTGCTAAAGAACAATAATAATAATAAATATAAACAACTAAAATTAAATTAAAATGAGTGGAATTGGTGGAACTAAAAGAGAAAACACAGGAAGTGGAGAATTTGCTAAAAAAGTAGGAATCTTTGAAGCTAAAGTTATAGCTGTAAATCCTACTATTGAGCAATATAAGTCTATACTAGGTATGGAACTTAAAGATGACAGTAAAGCTGCAGAATATCTTAGTGAAAGAGATGGCAACACTGTACTTAGAGTTGATTTCTGGCTAGAAGATGTTAAGAATGGAGATAAATTTAAAGTGAATTTCTTCTTAGAAAACAAAGAGAGAACTAATAAAGATGAAACAAAACATCAATACATTAATAATGTAGGATCTTGTTCTTGGGCATCTGATAAAAGTGAACTTCCAGAGTGGTTTTCTGCTAGAGATTATAGAGTGGCATATGTTGGAGAAGAAGACTTCTACAACTTTGTTAGAACTTGGTTATGTGAACTAGATTACAGAAGTGATGAAACAACATTACAAATTGATTGGAAAAAATTAATGAAAGGTAATGTAAGAGATTTGAAAGATCAAGTTGATGGTGACTATTGTGGTAATGTTGGAGCTTTGGCTACAATTATTACAAAAGAGAAAGATGGTGAAGTTAAAGAATACCAAGGTATATATAACAAATCATTTGTACCAGCTTATGCTTTGAAAAACTTTAAACTTGTTGATTATTCTAGTTCTAAAGTTGTTGAAGGATTAGCTAGTAAAAGATCTAAAGACCTAAAACCACATGAAAGATTTGTTCTTAATGTAACTGGTGAATATGGTTGTAAAGATTATTATACATTCAAAGAAATTACAGATTATAACCCAGATGATAACTTAGTTGCATCTGATGCTGCAATTTCTGAGGAGGATGGTGATTATTAATCAATAATTAATTAATATATGGGCCTCTCAGTTTTCTGGGAGGCTTTTTTATTATGAGTATACAAGGACAAAAAAGAGTAAAGTTAACAGAAGAAACCATTTTAAGTAAAATATCAGAATATGATATATTTAAAATGTATATGCCTAAGACAAATTGGAAACTAAATATTGTTACACATAGTCCTTTTAGAAAAGATGATAATCCTTCCTTTGTTATAGGAACTAAACATGGCAATATTAGTTTTATAGATTTTGCTGATATAAGCAAGAAAGGTAATTGTTTCAATTTTGTACAACTGATATGTAACCTTCCAGGTTATTATGATGCTTTAAGAGTCATTGATAGAGATTTTTGTTTAGGTATATCTTCAGGAGAAGTTGGTGACTATAAGAAAATTGTCAGTGAATATAAACAACCTGATAATATAGAAAAAAGATATTCTTTAGTACAAGCAATAACTAGAAAATTTACTAAAGAAGAACTTGCTTATTGGGCTCAATATCACCAAAGTGAAGATGATTTGAAAGCAAATAATGTCTATAGTTTATCTAAAGTTTATCTAAATAAACAACTATTTTATCTAAAAAACACTGATCTTAGATTTGGTTATTTATATGATGGACATTGGAAGATATATAGACCATTTGTAGATCCTAAAATGAAATGGATGCCTAACAATGTACCTATTACAACTATGGATGGTAAACAAGATATTATTGATAGTAAAATGGCTATCATTACTAAATCTAAAAAAGACTATATGGTTCTTAAAAAGATTTATCCTAATGTGTGTGCTGTTCAAAATGAAAGTATTGTATGTTTCTCTGATGATAATTTAGAATATCTAAAAGCTAATTCAGATAGACAAACATTATCTTTTGATTCAGACCCTACAGGAGTAAAGAACTCTCAACAGATAACTAAAGTGTTTGACTTTGATTACATCAATGTTCCTAGAAGTTATTTGTCAGATGGTATTAAAGACTTTGCTGATCTTGCAAAAGATTATGGCATGGAAACAATAGAAAAAATATTTAAAAGAAAGAAATTATTATGAAAGTAGCAAGAGTAATAGGCCAAAAAACAGGAAGAGGAAATAATTTAACAATAACAAAAACTGGAGGTAATGGAGAAGAATTTGAAATTCCAAATCCAGACTATCAAAAGAGAAATCCAATGAAACATTTAACTCCTAAAAAGAAAAAACGTAAATAATTATGGAATCAAAATTTGCATTAATGGTAGAAGGAAAACAAGGTCCTTCAAAATTACATGATAGTTTAGAAGAAGCTACAACAGAAGCAACTAGACTTGCTAAAATTACTAGACAAGATGTATACATATTGAAAGTGGTTGGTGTAGCAGAAATATCAGATGTTAAAATAACACATTATTAATTATGAAAGAATACACACAAGAAGATTTAGATGTATTAGAAGAAAATATACTTGAAGAACATCTTAATTGGGATGGAGATAAAGTTATATTATTAAAAGATTTAGAAAAAATATTAACAACATTCTTTGAAAAAAAGATAAAATTATAAATAAAATGGAAAATACATATATTACAGCAAAAGACATATTACTAAAAACAGAAGTACCTATGCCTACAAGAACTTACAAACCAGTAAGTCATACACAATTAATGGATTTAACTTTAGATAGTATTCATAAAGCAGGTTTCACCCTTGATAAAGAAGTATATGCTTCTGCAAGAGATGGTAAAGTTGCTAATGGTAAATTTACAATTAAAAATGTTGCTGACAGTGAGATGCAATTACAAATAGGATGGCAAAATAGCTATGATAAATCCCTATCATTGAAGTTTGCTATTGGTACAAAGATTTTTATTTGTAGCAATGGTTGTGTAAGTGGAGATTATGGTGCTTTTAAGAAGAAACATCAAGGACAAATTCAAAGTTTTGCTCCTTCTGCTATAGTGGATTATATCAAAAGAGCAGGAGATGCTTTTGTAAAAATGCAAGAAGAAAGAGAACAAATGAAAGAAATTGAAATTGATAGAAAAATTCAAGCAGAGTTAATTGGTAGAATGATTGTAGAGAAAGAGTTTATTGAATCTACACAACTTAACATCATTAGACAAGAGTTGAACAAACCAACACATAGTTATGGTGCTCCTAACAGTCTTTGGGAACTATATCAATTCACTACATTCAGTATGAAAGAAGTACACCCAAGCTTATGGATGGAAAATCATATGGAAGCACATTCATTCTTTGTTAATGAAGCAGGTATTCTTGTAACACCAGGATTTAACACTCCTAATATGCAACCAGCTAATCAATTAGAGTTATTCCCAGTGTAATGGAATGGGAAAAGTTTAAAGGTAAATTTCATGAATCTTATCATGAGATTATGCAACCATTTATAGAGAGTGAAGAATGTAATGAAATATATGCATTCTTAAAAAAGGAAAGTGGAAGAGGAGCTATGTTGGCTCCTCAATCCATGAATACATTTAGAGTGTTTAAAGAAATACCTTTAAAAGACATTAAATGTATCTTCATGTTTCAAGATCCTTATTTTACATTCAAAGATGGTTTGCCTATAGCAAATGGTATAGCTCTAGATTGTTCTATAACAAAAAAACTACAACCTACATTAAGACAATTCTATAGTGGTATAGAAGAAGAATTATATGGGGGGCTTAGTTTGAAATGGAATATGGAAAACTATGATTTGAGTTATTTATCAGAACAAGGCGTGATGATGCTTAATGCTTCTCTTACTGTAGAGAAAGATAAAGCAGGAAGTCATAAACAATTATGGAAACCTTTTACAGATTACATCATAGAGAAAATTGTAAATAAGTATAACATTCCTATTGTATTACTAGGAAAAGATGCTCAAGAGTATGAATCAGAAATAGATTCTATAATATTCAAAACATCTCATCCAGCTTCTGCTAGTTATAATGGAGGTAAATGGAATACAAATGATGTATTTACAAAATTGAATGATGCTATATGGCAAAAACATGAAGAACTTGTGTTATGGTTACCAGATATTGAATGTCCATTTTAATTAAAAAAATAAAATATGATAATAAATCAAAAACAATCAGAAGTAGAAATACTACAGACAGGTAATAATGATACTATTGGTATGTCATTAGATATGGATTCAGCTAATATATTAATGAATATGTTGAGTAAGAATTTATATTCAGATGCAATTGGTAGTGCTATCAGAGAAACTGTTAGTAATAGTTTAGATAGTCATAGAAGATCTAAATGTAAGAAACCAATTATAGTTACATTAACAGTAAATGAAGAAGGTAATTATGAATTTAGTAGTGAAGATTTTGGGACAGGTTTAGATGCTGATGATGTTAAAAATATTATCAGTAAGTATGGTATGTCTACTAAAAGACAAGAAGCTAATTCATTAGGAGCTATGGGACTTGGTTTTAAAAGTCCTTTAGCATATAGTTCTTCTTTCTATTTTATATGTAGAAAAAATGGAATAGAAAGAAAATATTTAATGTATGAAAATGAAAATGGAAATTCTATTGATTTGTTATATGAATCTACTA